TAGTCTTTAAAGATTACAGTGGTTATGAGTCGGTAAGAGAAAACTCGACTTTTCAGGAAGTGTATGATGAATTAGAAACAATTATTGAATAATAAAAACAAACGATATGACAAGAGCAGAAAGCGTAAAAGCATTAGAAAATTTAGGATATGTTGTAAATTTATGGCATACCTCAGATGTAACGGATTATTACAAATGTAGCGAATCTATGGCAGCAACTATTATAGATGACGTCCTTTACAAGTTGGAAGACGATATTAATGAAAGAATATCAAACGAGGCTTTTGACAGGGGTCTTGACTTACACGAATAAAATTATAAACTAAAAACAGATAAGATGAGAACAATGTACAGAGTAATAACACAAGACCGCAGGGGGGATAATGTAACTCAAGAAGAGGGGTTTAAAACTTTTGAAGAAGCAGACCAAGAAGCAAAAGAGTGTATCGAAAGGTGGGGTCAAGATGGACAAGATTTTTGGACAGAGCCATACGAAGTTCAACCTCCGAGAAGGGAGAGAACCTATGCTTACCCAAATTCAGTAGATGGTTGGGAAGATATGTACCCATTAGACGAGTAGAAAAATGTGGATAAACTTGCAGGTAATTAACAATTTCACTATCTTTATTGTATAATTAAAAACAGATATATTATGAAAACTTACAGATTAACAGTAGAATTAGGTTATTTTGACGAAAACAGTGGTACTTCTAACTCGTCCTTTGAGACGTTTTATATTGGCAGCAATGATACTATTGATTTTAAATACATAAAAAGGTTTGTGTATGAAAAGTGTGGAGACCAATACGACACATTAGATATAGTAGTAGAGCGTATGTACGATAACGAGAAATTTTAACTAAAAACAGATATATTATGAGACTTAGTACGATTAGAGAAATGTATGACAACCTTTTGGACTTAGAAATTGAAACGACAAAAGAGGAACGCAAAGAACTTTTAGACAGCTTAAACGCTGAGAACGATTTTTATTGGGAGGCAGACGGAGCAGAATACCGAATCATTAACGCAGACGTTATTGAAGAAATACACACCGAAGAGGTCAAAGAGATTACACAAGATTGTTACCTAAATGGAGCTAACTTAGACAAGTATTGGTGGATTGCAATTGATTGGGAAAAAACAGCAGAGAATGTTAGACAGGCAGATGGGTATGGTCATCACTTTTCAAGCTACGACCACTCAGAGCAAGAGTTTAGATTAGATAGAGTTTGGTATTACGTATTTAGAGTAAACTAATGAATATATTAGACATAGAGGAAATACAGTTCCTGAACGAAAGCGAAGTGGTTTCTAAGACGTTATTGAAGTGGCACAAAGCCAAGTCAGACAACAAGGAATTACAGGACGTTATAGACGCTTATACAAAGGTATTCCTGCATTGTACCAATATGCAGACAAGAGCAAGAGAATACGAAAAGCAGTTATCAGAGATGAGAGCAGCTAAGAACAGAGCAGTTATATCACGTAACAAGGCTTGTGATAAAGCATTAGAGTTACAGCTAAAGGTAGAGGAGTATGAAATAACTAAAAACTTAAATTTATGAAACAGACAATAGACGAGGTGGAGTACCAATACCTTATTGCAAAGTTGGAAGCCGCTGAAATTAGAATAAAAACGCAAGACGCAGAAATAAGAATATTAAAAAAACAAATAAATAAAAATGGATAGACAGAAAAGAATACATACGTTACAATTATTGTTAAGAGACAATATGGAAACCCTTAGGCAAAGATTAGATGATGGAACATTCCAAAGACCTGACCAAACAAATAAGCTGAGTAAGAAGGTAGATAAATATATTGCTCACATAAATAACATTGAAGTATTATCAAATTTATTACACGAAACTAAAAACGAATCATTATGATTGAATTATTAAACGGAGACAAGTACAAGAAAGACGAGTTATTGAAGCGTATGGAAGATGATACGTTCTATTATGGAAACTTAGGCAAGAACGCATTGAGCAGTTCAGCAGCTAAGATGCTATTACAATCTCCAAAAACATATAAGTACGTTACCCAATATGGCTCAGCAGAAAGTCAAGCACTTAGAGATGGTTGGTTATTCCACGCAGCGATATTAGAGCCGCACGTATTTGACGCACAGATATTTATTGACTGCAAAACAAAGGCAGCCAAAGCCTATAAGGAGGCAGTTGAGGAACACGGAAAGGTTTACACAATGGCCGAAAAGGAAAAGGCTCAGAGATTAGCAGATGCTTTTTATAAGAATGAACACGCCAAAGAGTTACTTGTAAACACAGAGTTTGAGAAGCCTGCAATAGGTAAATTGTTTGACTTGCCATTTAGAGCAAAGGCAGATGTATTAGGTAAGAACAGCTTGGTTGATTTAAAAACAACAGCAGACATAAAAGCGTTTCCCTACTCAGCTAAGAAGTATGGATATGACGTACAGGCATACATTTATTGTCAGTTGTTCAAGAGAGACTATAAGGACGTAAGATTTATAGCAGTTGATAAGGCAAGCTTGGACATAGGTATTTATGATGTGTCTGAGGAGTTTTATATGGAAGGAGAGAAAAAGACAGAGGCAGCCTGTGAGATATACAGAACCTTCTTTGAGTACGGAGTAGATGTAAACGAATATTATTTAAAAGGAACATTGTAAGATTATGACACAAGAAGAAAAAGTAAATACTATTATATCAGAAATAGAAGGATTTATGTTTGAGTTCACACCACAAAATAAGTCGGATAAAGAGTCTATGTTAAGCTACTTTTCCTCTATGCTTTGTGCATTAGATACAGACATTGCCATTGGAGTTATGAGAGAACTTGGAGATGAAGGAAAGCACCAAGCCTTAGCGATTAAAGTAAATTACGGATATTAAAAATAAATTATGACAGCAACAGAACAGAGAAACAAGATAGCATTAAACGATGCAGATTATATTGCAAATATGGTTAAGTTAGTATCAGGTTTAGACATATTTAACAACACAAGAAAGCGAGACCATATAGAAGCGAGGTCTTTACTTTATGTAATTCTTAGAGAAGACTACGGAGCAACTTACTTATGGATTAATGATTATATGAAAAGCAAAGGTAAGTCCTGCGACCATTCAACAATTATACACTCAGTTAATCAGTATGACGTATACAGAATGTATAGCAAGTATTTAGAAGAATGGAGAGAAATGATATTGAATCAAGTTGTGAGAGAAAGGTATTAGCTGTGCATTTAGTGATAATTGTGAAAAAAAATATGTTATATATATGAGTAACCCTGAAAATCTATTACAAAACTTCATTAGAATAATAGAAAACCCTGAAAATTTATCGAATAAAGAATTAGCGAAGCAATGTTCTGAACTGTGCTTGAATGAGCAAAAGGATATATTTTTTAGAATAGCTAATTTAGTTTTAAATGAAAAGCCTATATTTGAGATAGAGGATATTAAAAATCAAATTAATAAATTATGAAACGTAAAGTAAAAATCAACGAGGTATTAGAAAATCCAAACAACCCAAGATTTATTAAGGATATTGCTTGGCAGAAATTATTGCACTCAGTCAAGACCAAGACACACATACACGAAGCTAAGCCATTGATTGTAGATGAAAAGATGATGGTTTTAGGTGGGAATATGAGACTTAAAGCATTTAAAGAGTTAGAGTACACAGAAGTATGGGTTGATGATATGGATGGGTGGACAGAAGAACAGAAGAAAGATTTTGTTGTTGTTGATAACGTAGGCTTTGGCTCTTGGGATTATGATATTTTAGCGAATGACTATGATGTGGTTGAGTTAGATTCAATGGGCGTTGAGTTAGACCCTAATATGTTTAACGCAGTTGATGATGAAAAATCATATGAGGAAGCGACAAATGAGAAGTTCAATGATTATACTGTTTACTTTTCAAATGAAGAGCAATTAGATATTTGGTATGGCTTTATGAAAAAGCTAAAGAATAAGTTTGAAGGCTACGATAATATTTCAGACAGGGTATTGAGATATATTGCAGATGTGTATGAAGAGAATGGTATGTCAGAAAGCGAAATGGTACTTAAATTTGTAGAGCAAGAACTGTAATGGCAAGAAAAGAAGATTTAATATATCAGAAAGAAAATGTATATGAAGCTGCCCTAAAGAGGATAGACCAAATATACAACAGCCACGATGAGGTATGGGTTAGTTACTCAGGGGGGAAGGATAGCCTTGTAATGTTAAAGTTAGTTGAGGAGTATTTCGAGCAAGAGGGTTACAAAGAGAAAATTAATGTTGTGTTCAGAGACGAAGAAGTAATTAACACGCAGGTAAGAGAATTTGTATTGAAGTTTGTTGATGACCCTAAGTACAATTTTAAGTATTACACCTCACAGTTAGAGAGTGAGATATACATACTTGGTAAGAAAAAGAAATACATACAATGGGACGAGAAAAGAAAGTGGGTAGTTGATAAGCCTGAATGTGGTATTACAGAGAAAGGTATATTTGACCAATTTACATTTGACAGATTGTTGTATAAGGACAAAAGGAAAAGATGTTGCACTTTGGTAGGTATTAGAGCAGATGAGTCTTTGATGAGATTTGCAGGTATTTCGTCAAGTAAAGTCTGTCATTTGACTAAGAACCCAAAACTTAAAAATGCAACTGTTGGAAAGCCTATTTACGATTGGACTGAGAAGGATATATTTAAGTATATGTATGACAAGAAAATTGAGTATTGTCCAATATATGATATGCAGGTTTTTAACAAGGATAGTTTGAGAGTTGCATCAGCATTACACGCAGAAGCAGCGAAGCAATTACACAAGGTAAAAACTATTGACCCTTTGCTGTACAATCAGATAATGGATGTGTTTCCTGAGGTAGATGTACAAGCAAGATACTATAAAGATATGGTAAAAGGCTCAGCACATAAGATAGCATATAAGTATAAAGAGAAGGCAGGGGGAGACCCTTGGAGTGCTATATATTTGTATATTGAGGAAGAAATAACAGACCCTTACCAAAACCAAGAAGCTAAAAAGAAATTAGCACAATCACAGAGAGCAAGAAGAAAGAACCAAGATAAAGCAAATCCTTTTGGAGGCTACCCTGCATTGTATATATTTGACAAGATAATAGGAGGGGGATATAAAAGACCTATAATACCAACACCTGACATTAAAGATTCATATTTTGAGTACGAGAATAGAAGCAATAGAGCATAGTTTAGTTTACAGACACTTTGCTAAGAAATTACGTAAAGAAAGAGTAGCGATAACAAAGCAAGATACGAAAACTAAATACTTAGGTTACTTTGAAGACGAACAGTTAGTAGGGGTAGTCGGTTGGTTAGATATGGGTAATGGACACATAAGATATAAGACAGACTATGTGGATAGCTATTTTAGAGGAAAAGGAATTTACACACATTTGTATAAGTCTCGGAATTTTCTTATCTTTCAGAATAGAGTAAGCTACATAACAGCCTATTGTACGCCTATGAGTTTACCTATGTATTTAAAAAATAACTTTAAACAATTATCAATTAGTAAAACAGGCATTGCCTACGTAAAACAAACAACAGATGAGAAACTACAAACAATGGACAGCAGAATTTAGAAAACAATCTTTAAAGTACACAAACAGAGCCAAAAAGATGGGTTGGATTCAAAACCCTAAATGCTGCAATAGATGTGGACAGACAGAAGGGATATTACATTTACACAATGAGGATTACGATGCAACATATTACACATTACACGAAGCCTTCCAAAGGTTTCCAATTCAGATAACAACAGAAGAACACAAAATTATAAATGATGCCTTAGAAGAAATTTGTTGGAGATGCCATATGATGCACCACTCAAAACACAGAAGACCTCAGGCAGTAGAGAATTATTTCAAAGAGATAGCAGCAGGCAAACAATACCCTCCTGTATTTAAACACGATTTTTCAATTTTAAACCAACACAAATAATGTACGAGCAAGACCCAATTAGTAATGTAAAATGGATTAGCGTAGATGAGTTAGACGCAAACGATTACAACCCTAATGTAGTACTTAATCAAGAATTAAGGCTCTTAGAGTTTAGCTTATTAAAGAATGGGTGGATTCAGCCTATATTAGTTAGTAAGGATAATGTCATTATAGATGGCTACCATAGGAGTTACCTTTCAAGAACATCTAAGAAGGTAAGAGAAAGATATGATTCTAAAGTACCTTGTGTTGTAATGGACATAACAGAGGCAGAAAGAATGCTCCTGACCATTAGAATTAATAGAGCAAAAGGTAACCACGTTGCAGTTAAGATGCACGAGATAATTACTGAACTTGTAGATACGCATAAACTGACATTCGATGAGATAATGAAAGAGATAGGTTGTACAAGACAGGAAGTAGAATTACTATATAAGAAAGGAGTGTTTGATGCACTTAATATTAAAGAACATAAATACAGCAAAGCGTGGAAAAGTCCAAAAACAAAGTAGATAAAAAGCAACAAAAACAACACATAAAAAAGGAGCAATACTTAGAGGCATTAGAAAAGTCAATGGGTATTGTATCACAAGCCACAAAGAAAGTAGGGATTGACAGAACAACACCTTACCGATGGGCAAAAGAAGATAGTGAGTTTAGAGAACGAGTAAGCGAGATACAGAATGTGGTATTAGACTTTGCAGAAACTAAATTATATAACCTAATTGACTCAGGACACCCTGCTGCTACAATATTCCTATTAAAGACAAAAGGAAAGGAAAGAGGATATGTAGAGAGACAAGAGATAGTAGGTGCTGATGGTAAAGATATAGATATAAGTATTGAAGTTATCCATACAAATAAAGACTAACGTAGTATTTGAACACTTAGTCAATTCAGAGAAAAGGATTATAATAGAGCAAGGTGGTACTCGTAGTGGTAAGACCTACAATATATTGATGTGGTTGTTATTCAAGTACTGTATGGAAAACAGGGGGAAGATAATAACGATAACAAGAAAGCACGGGCCGGCATTAAGGGGGTCGTCAATGAGAGACTTTTTTGAGATACTACAAAATTATGACCTTTACAGCGAAGACGCACATTCTAAGAGCGTGAATGAATATTACTTTATGGGTAACACCATAGAGTTTGTGTCGTTAGATGAGCCACAGAAAATTAGAGGTCGTAAAAGAGACTTGCTATTTATAAACGAGGGTAACGAATTGTCGTGGGAGGATTTCTTTCAGCTAAACATAAGAACGAACGACAGAATTATATTGGACTTTAATCCCTCAGATGAGTTTCATTGGATTTACGACAGAGTTATACCAAGAGAAGATTGCGACTTTTACCAAACAACATACCTTGACAATCCTTTCTTAAACTCAAACCTTGTAGAGGAGATAGAGAGGCTTAAAGATACTGATGAAAACTATTGGCAGATTTATGGACTTGGAGAGAGAGGACAGAGCAAGAGTCTAATATACAAGTATCACACCTGCGAGACAATACCTGACACAGCTAAGATAGTAGCAATGGGACTTGATTTCGGTTTCAGCAATGACCCTACCTCTTTAGTGGCAACGTATGTTGATGGCGTAAATATGTATGTACACGAGTTACTGTACAAGACAGGACTGACAAACCAAGATATATCTACTGAACTTAAAAAACTAAACCTTGACTCAAGAGATGAGATATGGGCAGACTCAGCAGAACCTAAGAGTATAGAAGAATTACATAGAATGGGTTGGAATGTTAAGCCTACATTTAAGGGTGCTATCAACATAGGGATAGATATGGTAAGAAGGTACAAGTTGATTGTAACAAAGAGCAGTATCAATACCATTAAAGAACTGAGAAACTATAAATACATAGAAGATAAGAATGGTCAGATAACTAACAAACCCTTTGATGCTTACAACCACGCATTAGACGCATTACGTTATAGTATTGTGAACAGACTTACAAGACCGAACTATGGTTCTTATGCAGTTAGATAAAAATAATTGTTGATAAATTTGGTGGAAACCTACATTCTTCTTATCTTTATTGTATGATAAAGGGGAATAGTCCTCTAAACTAAAACAGATATTATGAAGACATTTAAAGACTTAGAGTTTAAAGCACACGGAAGAGTAGAGGGTGGCGTTCACGCCAAAATGCAGTTTGATAACGGAAGTTGGATTTCAGTAGTTGGAGGTGGCGATGGTCATTTCTTAAAAGGCAACGGAACAACCTCCTTTGAGATAATGAGCAATGTAACAGAAAAAAGAGATTGCGGAGTGGAGTGTTGGATTACACCTGCAAAAATTACCGAGAGAATGAGATGGTTACAGCTTATTTAATAAAACACTAAAACTAAACAGATGAGAACAGCAACAGGATTAAACATAGTACACAGACAAGTTAAGTTAAAAGGCACGACAGTTACAAGGGTAGAGGTTTACACAAACCAAGAACTTGAGGAGATTACGATATGGAACAAGATACAACATTTTATAGATAAACTTTAAACAGATAATTATGACAACAGAACAGAAAGAAGAGTACGCAACACCATTTCTTAAAGACTTGGGTTCAGGTAGAACAATTAGATACGATGGAAATGACATACCTTTTGGTATCTACAATTTGATAGTTAGCAAGAGAGACTTAGGTTTATGGAAAGTAGGAATGAAACCACACAGAGGTTGGAGAGTAACAGACGTCAAGAAATACTTTGGCTTTACAGGACACGACAGAGAGGCACTTCATCAACAGGCACAAGATTTGTATGACCTATGTTTTGAGACGTTCGCAGAATAAGTAGTAGTTTGGTTTTAGGTTAAGAGGGGTAGCAGAAATGTTGCCTCTTTTTTTTGTGTGATAATTTGTGTATATTGGTCGTTATATTAATACAAGAGATTTAAGATGATATTAAACATAGAAACACCCTCTACCCTTAGAGAAATAAATTTAAGACAATACAAGGCGTATATCAAAGCGATAAACAAGTATCAGGACAGCGACACTCAGCTACGTTTAAAGATGCTTGAGATATTCTGTAATGTGCCATACAACGATGCGATTAAGTTTAAGGCTAAGGACGTAACGAGAATTACAAACAGACTTGTCAAGCTATTGGAGGAGACGCCTGAGTTGGTTACCAAGTTTGAGATGGGAGATACAAAGTTTGGATTCATACCTAAGTTAGATGATATGAGTTTTGGAGAGTACATAGATTTGGATAGTAGCATTTCAGATTGGGACATAATGAATATGGCAATGGCTGTACTGTACAGACCAATCGACAAGGAGAAAGGAAAGTTCTACACAGTAAGAGACTATGAAGGAGACATATACCACGAGGCTATGAATAATATGCCATTAGATGCTGTAATTAGTTCCATTGTTTTTTTTTATCGTTTAGGGAACGACTTATCGAAAAGTATGATGAGATATTTGGAGGAGGAGAATCAAATGGACTCGACTCAGCTGCAAGCTTTGGAAGAAAGTGGGGTT